ATGCCTTCCATGTGCGTTTTATTGTGCCGATGCCAAAATCCTGGTCCAAACGCAAACGCCTGCAGATGGTTTCAACCCCACATCGACAGAGACCGGACCTGGATAATTTCATCAAGAGTTTCGACTGCCTCCGAGAGGAGGACAGCAGCATCTGGAAGATCAGTGCAGAAAAGATCTGGGGAGAGGAAGGTGCGATCATCATTGACGATTTACAGGACGAATAATGCAGCTCAGCGAACTCATCCTCACCTACGAACGACATCCAGATTTATTTGTCGAGGACCTGCTGGGAGTCACTCCCCAAGACTGGCAACGAGAGGTGATGTCTGCAGTGGCAAAGGGACAACGGAGGTGCAGCATCCGCTCAGGCCACGGTGTCGGAAAATCCTCCTGTGCATCCTGGTTGATGATCTGGTTCCTCCTGACGAGGTATCCGGTCAAGGTGGTGGTGACAGCACCAACGGCATCCCAGCTGTTCGATGCTCTCTTTGCCGAGTGCAAGAGATGGATCAAGGAACTCCCCACTCCGATCAAATCGTTGCTAGAGATGAAGTCGGACCGGATTGAGTTGGGTTCTTCTCCAACCGAGGCATTCATCTCAGCCCGAACGAGCAGATCCGAATCCCCAGAATCCCTGGCAGGAGTCCATGCAGACCATGTGTTGCTAGTGGTCGATGAGGCAAGTGGAGTACCGGAGTCGGTATTTGAAGCAGCCTACGGTTCGATGTCAGGGAAGGATGCCACAACGATTTTACTCGGCAACCCCACCAGATCCTCAGGGTATTTCTACGAAACGCACACAAGACTGCGGGACAGTTGGTGGACGAAACAGGTGAGTTGCCTTGATTCCCCTCTGGTCTCTCCAGACTTCATCCAGGAGATGGAACTGAAGTACGGTTCCGAGAGCAACGCGATGAAAGTGCGGGTATATGGTGAGTTTCCAACTGCAGAAGACGACACCCTGATCTCCCTGCACTCCGTGGAGCAGGCATCGAAGAGAGTAGTTGAGCAACCGGAGGGGACCCCTGTCGTCTGGGGATTGGATGTCGCGAGGTACGGAGACGATGCCAGTGTGCTCTGTATTCGTCAGGGGCGTCACCTGATGGAACTGCACAGTTGGAAGAAACTCTCCCTGATGGAACTGGCTGGACGGGTGCTGGATCTCCTGAACAGCAGTGACGAACCTCCAGAGGAGATCCTGGTGGACTCGATTGGATTGGGGGCAGGAGTGCTGGACCGACTGCGGGAACTCGACATCAGTGCCCGTGGAGTGAATGTGAGTGAATCCCCAGCAATGGCAGATCGATATGCCAATCTGCGTGCAGAACTTTGGGACTTGACGAAGCAATGGTTCAATGAGGAGGTGCAGATCCCGAATGATGATTCTCTGATTGCAGACCTGACAGCACCACGGTACTCGTTCAACTCATCAGGGAAGATGCTGGTGGAGAGTAAGGCAGAGACCAAGAAGCGGTTGGGACGATCAACAGACTTTGCGGATTCGTTAGTCCTCACATTCGCAAGTTCTGCAGCAGGAGCATCAGGGCAATACAGACGAAAGAACAGAGGCCGCAGGAGGAACGTGGGAGGAGTGGTTTGAGTTCCAACTTTTTCCAACTAAATTCCAACGAAATCCCCCAGTAATTTATACCATATATATAAGGAGCAATTGAATGGTCCTTTCTGACGAAAAACTGCTGGAACTAATCACGGCTGGATACATCCCTTCAGATGTCCATCTCGGACCCTGTTCAGTGGACCTGACTCTGGGCAAGGATTATCTGGTCCCGCATCTTCCAGAGGACCGCCCGTACCTCACACTTAATGAAGATTACCCGCACAAGTTGGCACCCGTTGAGACCTTTGTTCTCTACCCACAGAAGTTTGTGCTGGCAAGTACCAACGAGATCATCAAAGTGCCAGACCACATGTGCGCAGTGGTACACGGCAGATCATCTGTAGGCAGACTCGGCATCCAGGTGCAGAATGCAGGATTCATTGATGCAGGGTTTACTGGACAGATCACTTTGGAGCTGGTCAATCAGAGCAATGCTCCGGTCCTCCTCAAACCCAACATGCGGATCTGCCAACTGGTGATGCACAATCTACATGGACAGTCCAAGAGACCGTACAGAGGGAAATACCAGGGTCAGGTGGGACCGACACCGAGCAGGATCAAGGAGGACGAGGAATGAATCCCAGACCCCACCGCAGACCTCTGTCTGCACGACTGCAGGAGCAGTTGCGTTCCCTCCCCCCCACTTCCCCCCCAGAGGATGAGGATGATGAGGATGATGATTATCAGGGATCATATGAGTTGAAAACAGAGATGGATTATTTACAAAAGGTGCTGACCGAACCCGCACTGAAGTTCTGCGAGAAGTGTCAAACCTTCAAACCGAACAAACCCCCCTTTTTTCGTCCTACCGAATCGATGTGTAGATTCTGCACCAGGAAATAAAACAAGACTTGCATCTCCTACAAATCCTTGCTGCAGTTTCCGGTAATCTGAGTAATCCGAATTATCTGGAGACAGATGGCAATCACCTACCGTGGGAAGACCTTCTCTGGGTACAACAAACCTCGTCGTGCCACAGATGGAACGAAGAAGTTTGAGGTCCTTGCCAAAGAAGGGGACCAGGTTCGTTTAGTCCGCTTTGGTGACAAAAAAGGTGGTCTGACCATTAAGAAAAACCAACCTTCCCGCAAGAAATCCTACTGTGCCCGTTCAGGGGGCATCAAGTCTACATCCAAGCTCAAAGCAAACTACTGGTCCCGCAAACAATGGAACTGTTGAGATGAGCAAACCCAATCTTTTTGACAACATCCGCAAGAAACGCAAACGGATTGCTGCAGGGTCAGGCGAACGAATGAAGAAACCAAGCGAAAAGGGCAGACCAAGTGCCAAGACCTTCAGGATTGCGGCAGCAGGTGCCAAGAAATACAAGAAGAAGTGAGGAAACTAGAATACCAGCAAGGGTTGCTGGATGAACCGACAGAACTGGACGAATCCGACTTTCTGGAATCCATTGCCCGAACGATCTTCCGCAAGGGAGGAGGTTTGCTCGGAGAACTGCTGAACCCTGCAGAGACTGGTCTGGATGAAGGATACCTGGATGATCAAGGAAGACTGGTAGTCACAGAACCCTTGGTGCGGGAGAGGAACTTCCGCAACTGGTTTGGAGACAGCAAGGTCGTCGATGAGGAGGGTAACCCTCTAGTTGTGTATCACGGGACAGGTGCAGATATTAAGGAATTTAAACCTGCAGGACGACAAGACAAAACTTCAGAAGAAGCACTGGATTGGTTTAGAGACCGAATCTCAAAAAACAGGAATATTCCTCTGCACAGTTGGCGGATGGGGTCCTTCTTTTCGCCAAAACCAGAATATACCGATAGTTATACAAATGAAGGCAAGGGGATGGTCTATCCGGTTTATTTAAAAGCAGAGAACCCTGCTTGGAGAGACAACGTGGAGAAAACGTACAAGGTAACAAATCCGAAGAAAACTCCTGATGCGTTGATCATTCACCACAATGGAGACATCAACGAGATCGTTGTCCCAGACCCAACCCAGATCAAATCCATCCACAACCGTGGAACCTACGACCCAGATGATCCTGACTTGCTAGGAATGAACACAATGAACATGAGCCTACTCTATGGCTGAATCCCCTCAAGCAATGACTGCAGAAGACCTCAAAGCCTGGATTGCTGGTACGATCCAGGACTCCGTGGACCATATTGATGATGAGGTCTCACCCGTCCGTGCCTCTGCATTCCGGTATTATTTAGGTGCCCCCTTCAGTGATTCAGGAGACTCCCCTGCAGAGGAGGATGGCAGGTCTCAGGTCGTCAGTCGGGAGGTCCATGATGCCGTACACTCGATGCTCCCTAGTCTGATGCGGGTCTTCTTCAGTCATGACAAATCCTGTGAGTTCATTCCACGAGGTCCTGAAGATGTGGCAGGTGCCGCACAGGCCACGGAACTGGTGAGTTGGTATCTCGAACAATCCAATGCGTACTCGGTCTTTGCAGATGCCATCAAGGACACCCTCATCAAGGGGGAAGGCATCGTCAAGTGCTGGCATGAAACGCAGTACGACATCACAAGCAGAGAACTGCAGGGATTGAACGAGCTGCAGATCGGTCTGTTTGTGCAAGAGGGGTATGAGGTAACGCAATCAGAAGAGTTGGAGGACACTCCTGGTCTATACAATGTGGTGCTGACCAGAAGGGTTCCACGGGGCAAAATTAGACTAGAGTGTCTTCCACCCGAAGAATTTCTGATCAACCGCACGGCAACCTCTCTGGATGACGCGAAGATTGTCGCACACCGACAGTTGCTGAGAGTCGGAGACCTGGTGGAGTTGGGTTATCCGTATGAGCAGGTGATTGAGTTCAAGGGGTACGAGGACGATTTTAGATCAAACGAAGAATGGAATCTGAGACACCCAAATTGGCGGGAAGAGGACGACACGGACAGTGACCCTTCCAACCGTCTAGTCCAGTACGTTGAGTCATTCGTGCGTGTCGATGCAGATGGAGATGGAGTGCCGGAACTGCGGAGAATCTGCACAATTGGGCAGGCCCATGAGATTCTGATGAACGAGCCTGTCGATAGTCACCCCTTCCTCCTCATTAGAAAAGATCCCCTGCAGCACACCTGGAGAGGGATGAGTCTGTACGATGAACTTGCAGACATCCAGAGGATCAAGAGTGCCGTGATGCGGAACATGCTGGATTCGTTGTCTCTCTCTACCAGACCCCGCATTTTAATGCAGGAGCAATATTGCGATTGGGAAGATGTGGCGAATGATGAGATTGGGGCAATCATTCCAGTCCGTGCTGCAGGAGCAATCCAGATGCTGGAGATGCCTTTCGTTGGAGCAGCCGCATTCCCACTCTTACAGTATCTGGATCAGGTCAAGGAAACCCGCACAGGAATTAGTAAAGCATCCCAAGGTCTTGATGCCGAGCACCTCCAGTCCACCACGAGCATTGCCGTTTCAGCGACACAGAAGGCAGCCCAGGCCAGGTTGGAACTGATTGCAAGGAACATTGCAGAGTCTGGGTTCAAACCGTTGTACAAGAGACTGCTGCAGCTCACCTTGTTGCACATGGATCAACCCACCGTGATGAGACTGCGGGGTGAATTTGTTCAGGTCGATCCGCAAGGGTTTGCAGACTACGATGTACTGATCACCCTTCCCCTCGGCAGAGG